TGATGCGCTTGACCTTATTCCAGAACGCGCCGCTTGCGCCAAGGAAGCCGACAACCTCTGCCCGCGCAAACGCCAGACGGCGTCTACGTTGTTTGTCTGTCTCTACCCGCACCGGACCCATGAGGTCTATCAACTCTGCGCGGAGCGCGGCGCTGGCTTCCTGTTTCTTGAGGATGTCGGCCTTGCGGATACCCTTACCCAATTCCGTCAACGCGACGAGGGTTTCCAACAAACTCTCAAGCTGGTTGAGGTCGGTGCCTTTTTGGTCAGCCCGTAACATTAAGATACGGTTCTCCAACGCCTGTTCAGGTGTTGGTATCTCTGTGGTCCCGGCTTCGGATTGAACGTCGAGTATCTTTTGCGCGGCCTCATCGGATAGCCCGAACGCCTTACGGACGTTGTTCAGTATATCCCCGACTTCTGCGCCGAACTTACCCTTCGTGCCTTTGGTCTTGGTGGACTTGATGACTTTCTTGAGTTGCTTCAGCACAACCCCGCGCCGCTTCTTATGCACCATCTTGTCGATGCGGGCTTGTATCCGTGGCACGGCTTTCTTTAATTGCTCAAGGGTCTGGACGTTTCGCATGGCAACCAAGAACTTACCCTTGAGGTCATTCGGCAGGGCTGAGTTGTTGATAACGTCGATCACCGCTGACTGTGCCGCCTTGACGTTGTCGCGGCCCAGCTTGAGCGCGGCGTTTAAACTGCTTTGGACGGCCCGCACTCTGGCCTTGGCCGTGCGGCGTTGCGCCTTGATTAACTCCGCGCCCTTCAACTCGACTTGCTTGTCGGTGGCCTTCAGCGCCTCACGCGCTTTACCTAATGCGGTGCCAGTGGTCAGTAGGCTGGCGCGTTCCTCGTCCAGTATTTCGCGTTGCTTGAGTAGCTTGTTGACCCGGTTGTTTAGTTTCTTTGTCGGCTTGTCCTGTGCCTTTAGCTGGTCAATCGTCTCAAGGGTGGCGTCAATAGTCTCGTCCATGCCCTTGACCACTTCGTCAATCTTACGAATGCGGGCGCGGGAGACTTGGCGCTCGACAACCTCTGCCTCTTTGTTCGCGGCCTTGGACTGTGACGCCTCTTGCTTCTTATAGAAGTCGGTACGGCGCTGGCTCTCTGCCGCGATAAGCTCTGCGTCAGCCGCGACGATGGTGCCGTTGTCGGCAACCTCAATCCCCGCCGCTTCCAATTCTTCTATCTCTGTTTCGTTCAACTCACCCACATCGTAGGTCTTCAGGTCTGCCGACACGGGCGCTTTCTTCAGCTTGTTCGTGACGCTGTCCACCGTCTCGTTCGGCATATCCTCGACTTTTTGTTCCTTGGTGTTCGGGCGCAACTTAGCTTCGGCGCGTTGCTGAAGTATATCGGCCCCTAGTTTCGGCGTTGAGAACCCGGTTGCGATTAACGGGGTTGCCTTCAACGCTTCCTCCATTGCATTAGCCACACGCTCAAGGGCGTTGTTGCCTGTGACCAATGGTGTCGCGGCGTCCGTTGTCAACTTGACAAGGTCGCCCGCGATTATCTTGGCTTCCTCTTGTCCACCTTCCGTGACCGTTTCCACCGCCATGATGGTAGAAATGTTCAGGACGAATTTTCTGAACGCGGTTTTTCCGGTCGGTATCTTCAGAGCCTTCAGCGCCTTGTCGCCCAGCTTACCAATTACATTCTTGCTACCCGGCACAAGACGGAACAGCAACGCCATCGGCATAACCTCAAGGCCAGCCGACAATGCGCCCGCCGCGACAGCACCGATACGCGCCGCCATCGGGTCCACGAAACTACCGTCATGGTGTTTAAACTGGCTAATCTCTGCATACGTCTCGCCCGTCTCAAGGATGAACGTACCCTCAATCGTACCGGACAGCGCACCAGCGCCAAGCCCGGCAAAGAACCCCGGCACAGAGCCTACGCCAGCGAAAGCCATGCCGTACATACCGCCACCGATAGCGCCCTGTGCGCCGCGTTCGGCGGCGTGTCCAAAAATCTCTTTCAGGACGGGCAACTGTTGGGCTGTCGCCCTGAATATCTCACCAAGCACACCGTCCGTCTTAATCTGCGGGCCGCTTAGTTTACGGAGCCGGGCTATCTCTGCCGTTATCGCGGGCGTGTCGTTACCCATGAATTGCTCAAAGTGTAGCTTGCTAATCTTTGTGTCCGCGTCTCCCTTGTCCAGACCACGGCTGAATATCTCGCCAAGGGTGGCGGTGGTGCCGTGCGGCGCTTCGATGACCTCACCCGTCTGGTCATTGAAAATCATTTCGTTGGGCAGACCCAACGGGACAGACCTAGACGGGTCAAAGACAGCGGGCGGTGACGCCACCTGTGCGGGTGTGCCAAGCGGTACGGAATTGGCGGGGTTAAAGACGCCTTGTTCAGCCATGCGCTACCGTCTCTTTACCGGCCTTACTCTGGCTGTGCTTGGGCTGTTTAAACGTGAACAAGACCTCCGTGCCTGACAGGTAGTTGATGGTGCCGTCACGCAACTGCTCGACCTCTGTAATGCGGAAGTCGCGGCTGGCTTGGTTGAACATACGCGCCCGGCGCAACGCCAGACCCTTGACCGACTTCCCGTCCACAACGGCGGTGTCGAGGGTTTCGCGTAGGATTGCGCCCACATTCCCGCTTGAGACGGCCTTGCGTAAGTTCGGGAACGACAGGACGTTGTTGACGCCAACCGTATAAGACATATCGACAAGCGCGGCTTGCACGTTGGCGCGTAGGGTGCTGAAGCCCGGCATACCGTCAGTGAGTGCCGCGCTGTCCTCGCGGACGGCTTCGTTGCGGGCTTGCTCATCGGTCAGGGCGCGGCCCTTCTTACGCTCAATCTCTTTCTTGCGAACCTCTGTGATACCACCCTCGCCTGTCGGTATCCCGGTCAGGGTGTCGCCCGTGCCTTCGTTGGCGATAAGCTGGCTCTGAACCATATCAATAGCTTGCTCTGCCGGGGCGAGAGGAATTTTAACGGCCACACTACCCGGTGCCGGGTCTGTGTCCTCAAACTCTGGCTCACCTTGTAAAATTTCAGTCTCCGCGTCAGCGGCGAGTTTCTTCTGAAACTCATCCGTGGCGTCCGTGGCGGCGGCAGTATCGTCCATCGTGAGGTTAGGCGCTTCTGTCGGTACGTCATCGGACGAACCTTGTTCGCCGCCCGTCTGGTCGAACGCCCGTTGCGGTAGGTCGATCAACACCCTACCGTCAGTCGGGTCTTGGTCCGCGCCCTCCTCAACCGGAGTGGGCGGCGGGGTGAAAGCCTGTTCCTTGGTGACTTGTTTGAAGTCTGTAACCTTACCGTCCTTGTCACGGGTTACGACAGCGTAAGTGTCAGACTGGGGGTCATGCTCCGTCTGTGTGCCGCCCGCAATTTGTTTGGTCGGTGCCAAGTCGCGCTTGCCCGGCAGACCCGGTGTGATCTTACCGTTGCTGATTATGCTGTTCGGCAGGGTCTTCAATCCTCTGGTCGCCGGGATTTGCTTGTTCACATAATCGCGTATCGCAAGGTCCGCGAACATATTGACCTGTTCGTCCCGGCCTTCTGTCTGGTCTGACCCGCTGGCTATCTGCCCACGGTCAAGGTACTCGTTGAAGCGCCGGGCGATATTAACGTGCGCCGACTTGCTGAGTTTGTTTGTCTCAACGTGTTTGTTCACACGGTCCATACCCACGTTGAAAGGGGTCTGGTCGAATATCTCAACCCAACTCGTACCCGCGTCCTCTATTTTTCTCTGCATAACTTCTTCAACGTTCTTGATATAACGGTGTCCGTCACCCTTTGTTACGAAACCGTCAAGCACAAGTTGGGTAGTCTCTGTTTGGAACGTCAACAATTCTTCCATGCTTGAGGTGGAAGTCCGTTTCTTGTTCTTCAACTTGACGCTCAATTCCTCGTAGCGGGAGAACAAGTCGGAACTGGCGTTTGATTTTTCTTCAATGGTTCTAACCGGGCGGTCACGGTCAATCGCCATCTTCTTAAACATATTCCTGATTTCAGGACTAAGTCCCGCGCTGGCGGCTTCAACCTCTTGCGGTGTGCCTTGGCCTGTCGCCAACTCAAACGCCTTACTGTGGGTCTGAGAAGCGGCGGCAAATTCTTCCATTTTTTGTTTTTTGTTCAGGCCGTTTATCGCGGTCACAAGATCACCCTTGAGTTTAAACAACTCGTCCGGTGGAAAGCCTTTCAACTCGCCAGCCTCTAGCCGCCTAAGACCTTCTATCGGGTTCGATACAAGCCCGTCCATCGCTTGTTTGCGAAACTCTGGCAACATCCTCGTCACCAACTCTTGCTGGCCCGCCGCGCCAATGGTGGTGTCGATCAACGCCTCTTTGAGTAAGTTCATACCCTGTTGGAGATTGATCGTCCCGTTGTGTAGTTGTGCGCCGATACCCTTACCAATGACGTTGACGTTGTTCAGATCACCCTTGACCATGCTCTGCGCTTGGAACTTCATGGCAGAGGTCAGGTTGGAAGTCCGCGCCGTGCCTATAAGACCAGCAAGCGCGTTCTTCTGAACGTCATTCATTCCTTCGGTCAGCTTGGAGATACCCGCGTCGAACGCCTGTTGAGACTGTTCGTAGTGGCCGGGTGCACCAATCGG